GCGCGAGTTCGCCCGTGGTCGGTTCCTCGCCCGTGTCGCCGGAGCGCTTGTGCTTGATGATGTCGGCCATCAGGTTGCTCCGTACTCGCCGCCGTCGAGTTCCTGCACGAGTCCGCTCGGGCACGATCCGAAGATTCGGTTGGGCGCGACGAACTCGTAGGAGATCGCGCCATCGGTAGCGCGACGCATGATCATCTCGACTGGCGTACCTGTCGGCACCGGGCCGATGTAGAAGCCGTCGGCATCGTCTAGCTCAAGAGATGTCACCGCGAACCCGTATGCAGTAGTCGAGTTGTTGCCAAGTTCGAGCAGGTTGACGGCGAAGCCAGTACTACTTGTTCCTTGTCGAGGATTAGTGGTCGATGACAGGCTCGACGTGGTCGCATCGGCGCGCTTCTTCTCCGTCCAGGCATACTTCCACTTCGCCGTGCCCGCGGTGAAGATGGTCGATCCGTCAATCGTCGCCACGAATCGATCGACGATCGGGATCTCACCCGTACGATCGGTAGGCTGAACCGACTGGACGGCACCGTAGATCTCCTTCCACGTCGCCGGCGTGAGAGCACCCCAGCCCTTGGAGATGATCGATTTCATAGGCCTGGCAGATCCGCGAAGTTCGCAGTACTGGGGAATGGCTGCTTCCAGTACACCGGATATGCCTTGCCGGCGTATGTGCCAGTGCCCGTCTTTTGCGGCCGACCGTCTTCAGCACGGTCTGGCGATTGGCGACAATGAGCTGCACCGTCCCAGATGAACGTGTAGGTCACCTCGTAGAGGTCATACCCGATGCGAGACTGGCGCGATCCGACGAACAACACATAGCCCGCCGATGCCCCCTCAAATGTCGCACTGTTGCGCTTGCCGACCATGCTGCGTACGGTCGACGGATCCAATTGGCTGCCCGTGAGCTTCTTGGTGATGGTGATTTCCTGCTGCGGATACACGACCGTCAGAGGCTCGCCGCCGTTGTCGATCGGCTGCCCCTGAATGTCGTTCTGCGCTGGGTTGTTCAGATTGGCAGGAGCAGGCATCGCTGTGGAACCGTCGATCCGCCACACGTCAAGCAGTTCCGCTCGAGTGGTCAACTCCTTGCGCTCGTAGTTGGCGATGATCTCGAAGTCGTTGCCACGGTTGTTGTAACTGACCGTTGCCACCCAGGTCTTCGCCGCGCTGCCTTCGACCACTTGCAGATCGATGTTGGTCAGCGTGGCTCCGGTGATGCCAGCCGTGGCCGTGTACGCCGCCCCAAGCGTATATCCAGCCGTCGTGAGCGCCGAGTATGCATCGCCGATCGTGCCGCCGCTGACATCCGTGATGATCAGGCGGAGCGTCGCCGTGCCGCCGTCGTTGGCTAGCTGATGCCCGATAGTCTGGATTCCAACAGTCGCTGGCATACGGTCCTCAATTGATGGTCGACATCATATCGGCGATGTTCTGGTTCAACTTGCGCAGTTCTGCCGTCTGCGCCTTGGATTCCTGCGCGATCATGGCATCCCAGTCCTGCTTGGTGAATGGTGATGCGATCGCAACCTTCACCGAACCCAAAGCAGTCGACAGCGATTCGGTCATGGACTCCCGACGCTGGCGCATTTCGTCGACGCGCTTGCGTTCTGATTCTTCTTCTCGGGCCAGACTCTGCTCGAGTTCATCCCGGCGCTGCTTCATATCAGTCAGTTCCTGCTCCTTCTTTACCTTCTCAATGCTGTCATACAAGGCCATCAACTTGGCGACCTCGTCGGATTCGATCTTCATCGACTTGAGTCGCTTCTCGAACTGCTCTCGTTCACGCGCAGCCGCAGCCATTGCGCGCTGATCCTCGTTCATTTTGAGATCAGCCAACTGCTCCTTCAACTGCTTCTCGATCTCTAGAGCCTTGTTGGCTGCTTCAAGGGCATTGCGCGTGTCCTGAAGCGATTGGATCTCGTCGATCCTTTCCGGCGTGAATCCAGCCGCAGTCAGTTGATCCCGTTGCCGCTGTCGGAGGATCTCGCTGTAGTCCTCCTCGCTCATCGAAAGCAGATTGATCTGATCGGTGAGATCAGATACGGTCGCCATGTAGCTGCGGTCGATGGCTTCCCGTTCTGCCTTCTTTCGCGCATCATATTCGATGGCCTGGCGTTGACCGATCAAGTCCGCGAACTCTTCCGCCTGCTCAAATCGCTTGCGGGCGGCTTCGACGGTCGCTTCCTCTAGCGCGAGCACCTTCGCCATCTCGGTGATCTGTTCGCGAAGCCTATCGGCAGCCTCCGTATCGCCTCTGGCGCGCACGATCGACTCATAGCCGCGCAAATCTGCAAGCTTCTTGAAGGTTGAGAATCGCTGTTCTTCAGCCTTGGCAAGATCCTGGCTGGCCTTGCTAGCTGCAGTATTCGCGGCTCCCATTTCCGCGAATTGAGCTTGTGCTCGACGCACCTCATCGGCCGGGAGATCGCTGCCCAGCACGATGGCCTCGAGTTGCACGACCTTGCTCATCTCGGCTGTCCGCTTCTCCTGTTCCGCTGCGGCTGCTGACATGGCCTTGAGGGCTGTTTGCGCCTCTTCGGCGGACTTCTTGATCCGTTCGATCTGGGCTGCGTAAGCAGCCGCCTGTTCCACGGCATCCTGCTTGAAGATTTGATAGACCGCGTAGGCCACGCCGCCGGCCAACGTCAGAGCGATTCCCAGCGGTGTCAGCAGAGCAGCGGCCATAGCCTTGCCAACAGAAAGCAGCGCAACGCCCATTGCCTTGAAGCCGGAAACGATTGCCGGGATGCTCTTGGTGCCGAGTTGCAGGAAAGAGGTGACTGGCGACAGTACCTCCGGCGATACCCCGATCTTTCCCAAGGCTTGCTGCAAGGCTATAACGCCCTTCGTAGCCTTGCGGAAGTTCGCGTCCGCGCCAGCCGAGAACAGATCAAGGGACTTCGTGGCTCCTTCGAGCTCCGTCCTGTCCACCTTGAAGTTGACCATGAGATCGCCGACAACAGCCATCAGGAGCCTCCTGCGAACTTGAGCACCGCCATCATATCAGTTGGCGTTTGCTCCTTTGGTTGATTCAGGAATGGCATGAAATCGGTGACCTTGGCTGGCGGATCGGACGATCGGCGATGCGCGTTGGCATACATACTGGCGAGCATGGCAAACCCGAAGTCGGTACGCATTCCACCGATCGGCTCGAGGCTGTCGTATGCCAGCCATTCCGACAACTCCGCGGCCGTAAGCCGTTGCTCGAGTTCGCCGACCGTACAGCCGAGTGCGAGCGCCAGGCGGAACATGAAACGCCGCCCCGCCCGCTCGGTCAGTTTCCCGCGAGTGCCTCAACGTCTTTGGCACCCATGCCGGACAACTTCTGGGCAGCGTCGAACAGTGGATCGACGATGCGGGCCGGCAGACCAGCCACGGTCTCGACCTCGGAGTCGGTGAACAGCCGGGTCCCGTCCTTGTCGCACAGCGCACGAACCAGCAGGCGCGCACGCAGGTTGACGAAGTTCATCTCCTTGTTAGGCCCCTTGCCGACGAAGCAAGCCGCCTCGAAGGCATCACGTTCTCCGGCGGTCAGACCTCGCAGGTAGAACGGTTCAGCAATGCCGGCAACGACAATCTGCTCGACTGGCAACGTTGCCACGAGCTTCAGGATGGATTCGCGATTCATGTGATGGTCAGTTCGTCCAGGTCAGACTGCCAGTGATGCGCAGGGTGACGCTGGCCTGAACGATACCGTCGACCGCTGCGCTGACGTTCAATGACGTGACATAGGCGGAGAACGTGACATAGGTGGCCGCGCTGCCAGTCGTGTCGCCCGCAAACAGGAGTCGCCACGATCCAGCCGCTGCCCCATTCTTGTAGATCTCTGGACGCAGGTAGTACTGCGCATCGGTTGAGAAGCTGCCAACCGACTCGAACATATAGATCGACAACGAGATGGTGCCGTTTTCGCGGATGCCGACCGCCGCCGTCTTGGATGTCGTAGCCAGCGAACTGGTGTCCAGTTCTGCCACGGTGATGCCGTTCATGGCAACAGAGGTGACATCACCAACAGACGCATAACTTGCGCTTGGAAGTTGTACCTGAAGGGTTGTCTTCTGTGCTGCGTATGCCATGTATCATCCTGACCAGGTGATTGCGCCAGCGATACGGATCGTGATCGATGCCTGAATGACTGCATCGATGCCTGCACTCACATTCAGCGAGGTGACATATCCCGTGAAAGCCGCCGTGCTTCCAACCGTCGCCGCGCCGAAGCGCAGCGTGAACTTGCGACCTTCACCAGCCGTAGCTCCGGCGGCGAAGTTCTTGGGCTCAAGGTAGGTCAGCAGACCGCTGCTGTTCTCTGGAAGGTACAGCGATGCGTTGATCGTCCCGTTGTCGACTACGCCGACCTTGGCCGTGCGGCTCGTGTTTGAGATGTTGGTCGTGTCGATTTCGGCAACGCTGATGCCGTTCAGCGAGACGTTGATGACTTCAGCGACATCGGTGTCAACCGTGCCGCCGGAACCAGCGGTGCTGGCAACGCGAAGAAGGCTACCAGTTCCGACGTATGCCATATCAGTTGCTCCAGGTGATTGCGCCAGTGATACGGATGTTCACGCTGCTGGTCACGGCTGCATCGTTCTGCGCCGAGATCGACACACTCGTGATGAAACCGCTGAAACTGGCAGTGATGTAGGTGCCGCTCGAATTGCCCCAGGTGATCACGAACGCATCCGCCGTGCCCTGTGCTGCGGTAGGAACGAGCGCATCGATGCCGTTAGCGTAATCGGCTGGCGTGAACACCTCGAGCGAGATCGTGCCGGCCGCTTCGCTGCCAGTCTTGAATGACTTGACGGAGTCCGTGAGAGTGGTTACATCGATTTCCGCCAGGCTGCTGCCGCCGAGCGAGATGCTGGTCACCTCGCCAATGGCGGTCCCGCCCTTCGTGATCGTCGTGCCGTAGCTTGAGAATGCCATGCCGTGTCCTCGTTAGTTGGAGTGGATGCAAGTTACCTCAACCGACGCGATGAACAAACCGTAGGTAGCACCGTCGGGTGGGGGTTCGTAGGTTGTCTGAATGCTGCTGACCTTGGTGCTTTGGACATTGATCTTGACCGTAGCGCCGCTCGTGAACACCTGCGACCAGTCTTGGAAGGCATCCTGAACGACGCGCGCGAGCTGGATCGCGTCCTTCTTCGTGTCCCCCAGACAATCGATTGAAACCACGGATCGGATCAGGCTGGGGATGCCCGAAAGCACCTGATAGGGATTGCTGGTCATCAACTCGTAGACCAGGCAGGGACGTTGCTGGCCGTCAAATCGAACCTCCGGAAACACCCGCGGACTGGCGGCTCCGCCGATCAGGTCGTAGATCGGCTTGGTAGTCGTTGCCTTGGTAAAGATGGCCGTCTCGATCGACCAGGTGTCTTGCGGCATTACGCTACCTTCCTTCCGTCGAGTTTGAGGAGCGCATTGAAGTAGAGGCGATAGGCACGCAGGAAGGCGGCATCCTGCATCGCCTTGAACACGCGCTTCGCCAAGAAGCGGCCTCTGACCTTCTTGCCCGGCGGAGCCTTCTCTCGCCAGTAGTTGGTCAGCCTATGACCCCGCTCGATCAGTCGACCGTAGAAGCTACCGCTCTTGCCCGTCGCTAGGATGCGAGCACCTTCAAACCGCGCTGACTGCAGACTGCCGAGCGGGACGATGCGCAAGGATCGTGCCCAAGAACGGCGAGCATGACCAGGCGATGCACGCAAGCCGGCGAGCGGCCAATTGCGGTGGCCCCGCTTCTTCTTGCGCGAGTACGGAAGGTCGCTCTTGTATTTCGCCGACATGATCTCGCTCGAGATGGCAACCCGGATCGGCTCAAGAACCTCTGCCCCGATCTGGGCAGCCAAATCCCTACCGATCTCCTTCGACAACTTCACATACTGCGCGCGAAGTTCAGCCATCCCAAATACCGCGATCGATCGCTTATCGCCCGGCTTTGCTCGGGGCTTCCTCATGTGATCAACTCCCGCACGGTCAGGTTGATCATCTGTGTCCGTTCATCTGGATCCGAGATGCCATCGATCTCGAATGTCCTCGCCCCGTAGATCAGTCGGGAGGTCACTAGGACGTTCGCCGCCTCCTGCGCTCGAAGGATGATCCGATAGCGTCGTACATGGGTCACGCCATCCTTCTCCATCGACTCGCTAGCGCCGGCTGCCTCGAGCGAGCCCCAAACGATCAGCGTGGAATCGATGAACGTCAACACCCTAGCCCCAAACTCGTCGACGCTTGTGGTGCGATTCCAGACCTCGAACGGCTGACGCAGTTGAGCAGCCTTTATGCGAGCCATCACCACGCCCTCGGGACGCTGTAGATACGGCAGAGAATCTCCACGCCGTGCGGTGCCTCCTGATAGCCCTGATCGGCAGCAGCCTCGCGAGCCTGGTCGTACCAGTAGGCGACGGTCATCAGGATCGCCTGCTTGATTGGCTGCGGAACGCTAGCCGCGGTAGCCCCGAAGCCGGCCGTGTACGAAACGGTCACGCTCGTGATGCTCTTTTCGTACCGCGTGTTCGGCCACGAGGTTGCGTTGGTCGGGTTCAGCACGATGGAACTCGGTAGACGGTCGCCCTCGAGGCTGTAATTGGAGGCCGAGAGCGTCTGGGTCGAGCCAGCCTGATCGACGTAGGTGATCGACGAAACCGCGCTGGCCTTGCCGGATGGCAGCACGATCTCATTGAAGGCCGGGAACCTGTCCAGCTTCAGGGTGAATGTCCGGTTGATGAGCGGTCGATTGCACAACTGCTCGATATAGAGACGAGCCGCCGTGATCAGTGACGAGATCAGGGTGTCCTCGCTCGAGTGGGTCACCCTCATGTGTGCCTTGGCCTCGGCTGTCGTGATCGGCTCCGAAGCCGGGCTAGTGGCTTCGACATTCGACAGATAGGTGGCACCATCAATCGTCAGCACGGTCTGCTCCCTTCACAGCCTTGCGCAAGCGGAGTGGTCGCTCCGGGGTTTCGATCTTCACGTCGCGCTTCGCCAGGCCGGCTGCAATGTACTTGATCGCATCGGCATGAGGCACCTGAACGCGCATACCTTCCCCGTAGGCTCGGTCGGCGACCGCGAATGGCTTCAGGATGATGATGTCGATTGCTGGGTCCATAGCGTTCGTTTAAAGCCACTAGGAGGCCATTAGAAGCCATCCAAGTTTGACTGCTCCTCGGTAATGATAAGGGGCGGGCCGGAGCCCGCCCCTCGTGTCTAGCCGTTACCTATCGATCAGGTACCGTCATCCTTCAGAGCTCGGAAGGCATCGGCGCGAACGACCTTCGCGTCGAGGCGCATCTCGCCGAGGTAGCCGATCTGGCCGTTGCCGGCGTACAGCTCGTTCAGCACCTGCATCGACATCCCGGTGCGCTGGGCCAGCACCATGTGCTGGAAGTCACCGATGACCGCGTGGATCTGGTTGTTCACGTCGGCCAGCGCAGGCACATAGTCGCTGACGTAGACGGGGATGCCAAGCAGACGGTCGGGCGTGCCGGCCTGGAAGGAGGGCTCCCAGAGGTAGGCCGCCGAGGCAGCACCAGAGGTCGTGGTCGTGATCTTCTCGGTGAGCTTGCGCACGGCCGAGAGGAACGACTGGCTGGTCACGATCGCGCAGGTCGGGCTCTTCAGGTACTTCATCGGCAGGCTGTACACCCAGCTGATGAGTTCGTCGGGAGTCAGAACCCCGTCCGTAGCCAGCGTAGTCGCAGTGCCCAGCGTGGCATTCTTCAAGCCCTGCGGCTTGTTGGTGCCGTTGCCGTGCCACAGCGAGTACTCGATGGACTGGCCGAACAGGCGACCCATCCGGTTGCTCACGATCGACTCAATGCTGAAGTCAGCACCGCGAGCGGGAGCGTCCTGAACGAGTTCGCGCGAGACCTTGATCACTCGACGGAGCGAGTTGCCGGTGAAGGTCTTGTTCGTGTAGGTCGGCGTGTATTCGTCGACCGCTCCGGCTTCGCCAGCCCAGCCTTCCGTGTCGAACTGGGTCGAGGCGAAGTCATCCTCGAGCGTGAAGTTCGTCGTGAAGGTACCGACATCGATGCGGCGCACCAGGTTGTAGATAGCCGTCTCGAGTTCGATCGACTTCTGGAGCTGCTGGTAGAAGCCCTGCGAGGGCAGCTGTTCGCCGCTAGCACCGCTAGCAGCACCGAGAGCGCGGGTGTCGTAGTCGCGCTTCCAGCCGTTCTTCAGGTAGTCGGCGAACCGGGTCTCGTACTGATCACCGATGATCGGCGAGCAGCCACGAACTTCCGTAGCAGCCGAGCGGGTCTCGATGACCTTGACGGTCGGACGAGCGGAAGCCGAGCGGACGTTGAGATCCGCGATCGCATCGCGACGGATCGCGAGCGAGTCGTACGCCTTCGACTTCTTCTCGTACGTTTCCTTCATCTCTTCGACCTCCTCTTCGGTGGCCTCGTCGCTGTTCATGCCCTCAACGAGAGCACGCATCTCCTCGTAGAGCTTGCTCATGCGCTCCACGATGTCCTTGTAGTTCGCGCCTTCAGCGCCAGTTTCCATGCTGTCCTTCATGTTGTCCATGTCCTTCTTGTTAGTTGCTCACGATCTGCACATATGACTTGGGGTCAATCAGATTCCCGCCTACGCGGACGGTGGCCCGGAGCAAAACCTGGCCTGTGGCTGCTGCCACTTCGTTCAGACGCTCGACCTGCACACCTTGGTTGTGCATGGCGATGACGTATTGCTTGAGATCGACGAGCAGCGCGAGAATGTCGCCGCCCGACGCATAGCTGAAATGGGGAGTGAAGTAGGCCGGCTTGCCGAGGAATCGAGCAAACGCAGCCATATCTGCATCCGCAGGCGGATGAGCCGCCGCGCTGTTTTCAGACTGGTGCAGGAAATTGCTCATCGATCCCGATCCGAAGATCCAGCACGCGCTAGCGAAACCGCTCGCGCGCAGCTTTTCCATAGCCAGAGCGAGGGTCGAGAATTGGATGTGATTAGCCGCGCTGCTTCCAGTATCAGTGACTACTTGAGTGTCTTGGATTGCGTAGTTATGCAGACCTTGGCATTCGCGACGATTCGCCGCAGTGGCATTCACAGGGCGACCCACGATGATCTGACGCTCGATTTCGCTGGTCAACTTCTTGGTCAGCAGATCGACCAGCAGCTTCTCGACCGACAGACTGCTGGCCGACTCCTCGATCAGTTCCTTCGACACCACGACATTCACGCCGACTTCCTTGAGAGGAATGGCTGCATTCTGGTAAGCAAAGGAGAATCCTGCCGGAGCGGTGCCTGAAATGGTGAACCGAGGCAGGGTGAACGCTGGAGATACCAGGTCGACGCGCGTCGTTTCCTCGTTGTAGGTGATCCGATTCTCGGTTTCGTCAGTCTCGCTGTAGCCAGTCACGTTCAGCTTGTCGCCCTTGACCTTGACTACGGTGCACTTGGACAGCAGGTAGTTCGTGTCAAAGCCGTCGCCGATGATGTCGGCCCATGAGTCGGGTGCGATCGAGGCGGTGGATTCCGTCACGCCACGCTTTTCCGCCAGCAACTTGGCATCATCAGACGAAATGCGACGCGCGCCCTGAAGGAGGTATCGGTAGAACGCTTCGCGGTGTGCCTGCTTGAAGTCCATCGTCGTATCTTCTCCGTTTGCTGTCGGTCTCGTCAACGAGGCGGCACAATGCGGAAGACCCGCCGGATCACTCGCCGGGGTGCCTGTGCCGCCTGCCAAAGGTCGAATGACCGCGTGTCGACCCGCAGGGTAGCTGCCGGATTAGCCGGGATGGTCACGACGCTCACCTCGACCAGGTCGAGATCCTTGACCATGCGGTACATCTGGCCGTTGCGGTTCTCGTAGGAGTCATCCTTCACGACGAACCCGAACGACATGGAATTGACCACGCCAGATCGCACCGCGATCATCAGATCCTTGGCGTAGGAGGTGTCGATTGGGTTGATGCGAACCGCAAGCCCGCGCTCATCCTCCTCGAGTTCCAGCGATCCGTTGGTCGTGCGCGCAATGGGCATCGACTGGTCGTGATTGACCAGCGCGACCACGTCGGGCTTCTCGGTCAGCGTTCGACCGAATGCGCCACGAGTGATGATTTCCTGGGCGTGACCGATGGGGTATGGCGTGTCAAAGGTCGATGCGTAGCCACGCATGATCTGACCTTTGTCCGCCTTGATTACGCCCTTGGATCGGATCTCAATCATCGCCGTCCTCTCGAGACATACGGATCGCCACACTGATCGGCAGTCCGGCCTTCCGAAGTTCCATCAAACGATGCGAGAACGAACGCTTCTTGCGTGGCTTGCCACTCGCCGATTCGGCTGGCGTACCCTCTCCAGCATCTTCACGCCTCTGCCGCCGTGGCTGTCGCCGTGCCGGTTTCGCTTCTTCAACCTTCACGCCCGCTTCTACCAAATCGTATTCAGACGGGAGACCCTTTGCTTCTTCTTCAAGCTTGAAGAGCTTGTCGAATTCGGCCATTTCTTCCCTAGCCTTGTCCCGATCAGGTTTCATCGTCTGCGACCTGCGAAGGCTTTTGATCTTGTTCTTGATCTCTTTGATCTGCTTTTGGACCTCGAGAGCGCGTGGGGCATCCTTGCGGATTTTCTCTAGGATAGCCTCCTCCTCTTCGTCTCTTGCCTTTTCGGCAGCCGCTAACTCTTCATCGGTAAATAACGGCTCAAGCGGCTTCATTTCCTCATCGAGGTCGGATGGTGTGTATGGGTTTTCCAGCTCGTCTCTTGCTGCCTCAATATCGTATTCAGACGGGAGACCCTCTGCTTCTTTTTCAAGAGGCAAGAGCTTGTCCCATGCGGCCATTTCTTCCCTAGCCTTGTCCCGATCGGGTTTCATCGTCTGCGACCTGCGCAGGCTCTTGATCTTGTTCTTGAGCTCTTTGATCTGCTTTTGGACCTCGGCAACGCGCGGGGCTTGATCGATTATTCTCTGAAGTTCAGCCCTCTCATCACTAACCTCTTCCGACGTTCCTTCCGTCTGCCGTGACTTGCCGCCCTCGCCGCCGCCGCCCTTCTTGCCTCCGCCGTCGCCCTTGTCGCCCTCGAACTCGCCATCGCCGTCGCCGTCCTTGCCGGCCTTGCCCTTGGCGCAGTCGTTGCCTTCCGAGAATCCGCCGGCACCAGTGCCGCAGTTACGGATGATGAAACGAGCCTGCTCGGCCGTGTAGCCCAGGTTGCGGAGTTCTTCGATCGTGTGACGAATCATGCCGGGAGTGTACATAATCGGGTTCCCTTCTCGTTTCGTTTTTTGCTTCCGTTTGTCAGCCAAGAGGCCGCTGGTAAGTGCGTGCACGCAGCTTCCTAGCGGCAATATCACGAGCGTCCTTCTTGATGCGTTCCCAGGCTTCTGCCTCGGCCATCCGCACGATCTCTTCCATTGCTTTCGCCGGCGGACCCTTGAACCCCTTCTTGGCCATCCATTCTTGGAGTGCTGGGTTAGCTCCTTGGCTTATGAACTTGCCGTTGCTGAATCCAGCCTCGATATCCACATCCCCGAACCGCTCGACGATGACATCGTCGACTACATCCTGCGGGTCGTAGCCGGGGTTCAGTTCAGCGTCCTGAATGTCATCATCCCAAGCCTGACGGTCGGCTAGCGTGTCGACCGTAGCGGGGTATTCGCGACCCTGCGCGTCTCGAGCATCCTTGCCTTCAGAAATCCAATCAAGCGCTCTACGGGCTGCGGTACGGACTGCCATTGGCGGCACGAATGTCTCAGCCTTTTCTACATTCTCTACGGTAGGCGATTTTTTGATAACTTCCTCAAGGCGCATTTCGTACCCAGTAGTAGTTAGGAAAAGTTGCACATTGGCAACTGAAGAACCTGTTGATTTAATAACATCAGCGATCATGTCTGCTGGGAGTGAGCCAGTAAGGGCTTCAAGATTAGCGTTCTTCATAGTATCTACGAGGATTTCGAACTCATCCCAGACATCGTTATCGGGCGCTTCTAGCCCACGGCGCAACATCTCATTGACGGCAAGGTGGTGAACTTCTAATACCTCTGGGGTTGCCTCTGACTTATGTAGGCGTTCGTGCAGGGCGCGTAGTTTATCTGCGCTTAACTGGATGAGTTTTGGTGCAATATCCGCCATGTCTACATAGTAGCGGATTGAATAACAACTGCTATTTAGTTCCCTCTACCTGGATTAAATTCATTTCTATCATCTTATCCAGAATAGCGATCTCGTTCTCATCTGGAGGACCAGAAATGTCTGAGGGCATAGAGGCATTAACCTTGGCTATCGCCTTGAGTCTTTCTTGTCTTTTCATATTATGATTCTACCCTACTTATGGCTGCTGAGGTGCTGGTTTTTCCCTAGCGGTGCCGTCATAGACCAAGCCATCGCCATCTCTATCAACTGGACCTTCAAAGAGGTTTCTGCCTTCAGGGGTAAGAATTTTGACATAATTTAGGTTGAGGTCCTGGAAAAACCTTTCTCCAGCCCAAGTGGTTGCTTTCTTTGTATCGCCAGTAATAGGGTGTTCGTAATCCGATGTAGTTCTGTCTTTATACCCAATCATGGCAAAATCCTGTGGCAATGGAAAGTCATCATTCTTAAAGTCTTTCACAGAATC